TACATTAACGGTTTGCAATGAGGTGTTCAATTCATTTCTTAAACTACTAATTTCAATGTCCTTTTTATCAAGCTGTTTAAAAAGGTCGTTAATTTTTTGAATTTCGTCTTGTGATAGTGCCATATACATCATTTATTGCATAGGTTGTCCTAATCCAGGTGGAGGGGTAGAAGATTGTGTTTGCCGCTCATTTTGTTTTTTAATTTCATCTGTTAGGTGTTTAATTACTATTTTTGTTTCACCTGGGGTCATTTTAAGATAATCAGAAGGCGGTATATGTAATTTACTACTACATATATATTCGTAATATAATAAATTTTTTAAACTATCTGATAAACTAAGTTTTAAGATAGAAAACAATTCTTCTTGTTTAAAGCTGAAAGAATATTTAGTTGAATCCTTTTCGTTACGAATCTCAAATAGATTAACTGTTTTCTGTTTAAGTTTATAAGTATTATCTTTTATTTTTTTTAATAATTGATAAGGTAAATTTTCTAAATATTGTTCAGATTCATTATAAGTTAAATTTCCTAAAAATATTTTTTCATCTTCTATTTGAATTTTGTTGACACAGTCATAAAATGAGTTAAAGAAAGAGATTTTAACTGGAAAACCACACGTTACTTTTATTCCGTTATATTCTACAGTAAAGTTTTTATCTTCATAGTTATCTAATATAATTTTTTCTATATAGGATATACTGATAGAGTTTTTTGTTTTATCTTTTGAAACTAAATCTAATGTACCTCCTAAACAATTTTTACGTACATTGATAAGTATTAAAAATTTATCTAGACAATTTATGTTGTTTACTTCTTTTACTAATTCATAAACTAGATTATCTAAGTATTCACAGAGTAATTCATTATCAGACGTCTCTATAAACTTTTGAATAGTGATTAAGTGGTGATTTGTTATTTCTTTACAGTATACTTTTCTACCTTTTGTTATTTCTACAGGATAGTAAAAGTCTAAACTCACATATTATTTTATAATAATATTAAAATCCTCCACGCTGGAACGGAGATATGCGAGGTATAAGTTTATTCAAACCGCCAGATGATATTTTGTTAATAATATCAGGTAAAGGTAAATATAAATTGTTTTGAATAGCATAATTTGAATAACTCCAAGTAGTAGAATTTATTTCCATTGCTTCTGCATCATATGTAAGATTTTGATTGCTTACTGATATAGGAAAACAATTATAAAACGTCCAAATCTTACGAGGTATTTGAGATAACTTTTGATATGATCTAGTAAATTGTAAAATAGAAATAGTTGTTGACATATCTCTAAAATCTCCAGGTGGTCTTGCAACAAAACCAAAATGACTTGATAGCATTGACCATGGTCTTACTACGAAATCAGCAAATGATGTATTTGTTTCTCTAAATTGTATAGTTAAATTATCAAAAGTGTTTTTACCTTCACTAACTTGACCGGGAATAAACCCTCTTTGTTTATCTCCAAATATTTTATTTTTAGATACGGCTAAATTTTGAGAACTTGGTATATTAATACCTTGAGCAAATACACAACCAATAACTTTATTAAGAGGGTATGATTTTAATATACTTACTGCTTGTGATATATCAAAATTATTGATATTACCTTGTCTGTCTTCTAATGATTGAATTACTTGTGTTTGTAATAACTGAGGATAACCTTGAATTAATAACATCCATTGCGTTCTTAATGGAATAGTTGTAAACCAAGACTCCATTTGAGTTAAAAAGAAGTCTCTTGTACTTATTAAAGGTGTACCAGGTACCGTAAAACCAAAAATTGATGTAACTGAAGGTTGAGATAGAGGGTTTTGACCAGTGAGTAACCCACTTGCGTTTTGACCTATACCTCTTATCACATCTGTAAATGGATTATTCACTAATATTATTTAGGTTTGTTATATAATGTAAGGGTACCTTTAAAGAATTCTTTTTTACACTTATATTTTTTAGATAATGACATCCAAACTTTTTGAGCTTCATCACTTGCACTATGAAAACATGTTTTTAATGCTCCTTCTTTTTTAATTACATGTTCATATAAACATTTACCGTAACCTTTACCTCTAAATCGGTGTTCTATAAAAGAAGAACCGACAAAAAGATAATCGTCTTGCTTTTTGTCGGTATATACTGATAAACAACCAGCTCTAGAACGTTTGACGTTCTTTTTAATGTACATTACATATTCTGTGAAGGCCGGTCCTTTATCGACCTCGAATATAACCTGTGTCATAAATCATATTAACGTCGTCTGAAGTAATGGTAAGCCATTGTTGCATTAAATGTAACAAACTGACCACTACCTGATGAAATGTTGTAAGATAATTCACCAACATTTCTAACTGAAGCACCAACTAACTGGTATTGAGCAATTGCATCTAATTGTGTGTCTAACTGAACTAAATCAATAACAGCAGATTGTCTTGGTGCAAAATAATTACCCGTACTAGTTGCATCATCAAAGATGTCTCTAGACATATCTTCAAACTTTTGTCTAATTTGGGAATTTTGATCACAGTAAAAGGTGAGACTATAACCATCACTACCAGGGTATGTTACATTTCCTGGAACATTAAATGTTAATCCCATGTAAGGTACTGGTACATTTGTTATATTTCTACCCGGTAAATTAGCAGCAGTACAATATACAAGATCGTCTTCATCAAAAGTAACGGTGCTAGCACCGCCAGAGTCTAAACTTAAGACTCTGAATTGAAAATCTCTTGCGAAATCACGTTCTACTGCTACTCTGTAAAAATCAGAAATTGTTTGACGTACGTCTGGCATATCATTATTTATGCTAACTAGTCATCTTTTGATAAAAAAAGCCAGGCCTTTCGACCTGGCTTAGACTGTATAGCTTGTGCGACTTCTTATCCTACTATTTCGCTGAAGTCCTGGCCAGTCCTTGTAGCGTAGAAGTTCACCAAAATAAACTCAGCAGCTCTAACTGGTTTCAAGTAAATGTCTACTACCAATTCGTTCGCATCGATGACGTCTGGCGTATTATTACGTTCGTCGCAAACAATGAGATAATCGTATAGGCCTTCATTGTTCTTTGCATCTTCGAAGATTGGGGTTAGAACGTTTATGACGTTAGTTCTGGTAAACAGGGTATTTGGCTCGAAGACGAAATACTTGACTGTTTCCCTTGTACGTTTTTCTAAGTAAAGGAACAAACGACGAACATTTACTCGGTCAAACGCACTCGGTTGAGTCTGTAATGTCTTCTGACCAAAAATTACGAAACCTTCACTAGGGAAGAATGCAACTGGGTTAATATTAACCTGATCGTATAACTGATCACGCTGCTTTTGATTAGGATAAAGAGCAATGTCATTTACTCTAATCAACCCTCTTGTGAAGCCAGCTGGTGCATACCAAGGAGCAAAATTAGCATCTGTTCTTGCATAATTTGCTGAGGCAACACCAGAGAATGGAATCCAAATTTGACCACCAACACCTCCATCATACACTTGAGCGTATGTTGCATATGCAGCAGCATAATTCGTATTAATCAACGAATAAAGTTGCTTCAACGGTGTTAAGATATTAAGCGGGAATGTCTGACCAGGTACGTTAATACCTTTAGTATTATCTCCCGTTACTAATATCTGTCTCAATGGATCGGAAATGTAAATAAAATCTTTTCTTACATTTTCTGCAAAGTTAATAAACTTGGTTTGAATTGTATTCCATGCACTTCTTAAATTAGATGCATTTGATGTTAACTCAATACCAGTTGCTGATAATTCGTTGATACCAAATACACTATCTCTGTCATCAAAATAGTCATTGTTATCTGGTCTATTTGCTGAAACAGTTGTGTATTTGACTGTTGTGTGAATTGTACCTAAGCCTGCTTCAGGAATAATATCTAAATCAAACAAGTCAATATTTGCAATTCTATCAAAAACACGATCTAATTTATCAGGTATACTACCTATCTTATTATTACTTGCTTTAGTAGTACTATACTTAGCAGCTGGTAATGCAGCAGCTTCTCCCATGTTATATGATGTACCATATGTACCAAGAGAAGAATCTTTAATTGCTGTACCATTAGCTACTTGAGTTACATCAGCTGAAGTTAAACCAACAATCTGTAAATATGTTGCATCAGGATCACTACCCGTGTAAACGTTATTAATTAACTGATTGTTTATAACTCTGACGCGTCTCTTTGGTGTACCGTCATCATTAAGTTCAGCACCATCAAACCTACCAGAAATATTAGGGTTAATTTTAACAGCCATATTAACACTGTTATTTTGTAATATCTGAGGCAAGTAGTAACTAATTGGTTGACCACCGTTAGGGCTGTTAATTTGTCTGTAGTAATCAATACTACCAAAATAACCTTCTTCTAACACATAATCAAGTTTAGTTACTTCAGGTGAAAAGACCGATTGACGTAATTTGTATAAACCAAATACCAAAGTATCATCAAACTGGTTTTTATTAATTTCAAAAGTAACAATACGTTCCTGGGTCTGAGAAATATTAGCAGGAACTGCTTCTGAATTATAATCTGCTGATAATTTAAAGTTTAATCTACTCTGAGGAATATCAGTTAATGAACTATATTGTTGTACTGTATCTGTTTCATTCTTAGATAACGTAAATCTTACAATATCATCATAGTTTGTAGATGCATATAAGTTTGTATTATCAACAATAGATGTATAATAACCTTCAAACTTTTGGTTAATTGTTGTTTTAGCTGTATTAAGAACAATAATACCAGCTCCGTTTAATGACTGTAACTGGCCGGCTGTTGATGTCTGGGTATTATCAACTGTAAATGTACCCGCAACAGCTGGTGTATCACTCCAATTAATCGCTGAATCGTCAATAATACCGATATATTGTTCTTGTGAAAGGGTAATGAATGTTGGTTTACCTATGAAGTAAATTACATTATCACCAGCTGATGCTGGTGAAAATTGTGAAGACCCTGCTGGGTTTTCATAGAACTGAATATTTGCAGAAAGCAAACCCACTTCAGTACCAGCTTCCACTCTATCATAAGCTGTCTTATTAATAGGTATTACCGGGTAAACAGTTGCAAAATATTTGTTAGTAAAACCTTCACCTAGATTTGAACCGTAAGGTAATCTGTTTACTAAAATATTTGCTCTACTATTAAAAGATTGAGCCACCGTGTGGTAAAAGTATCGTTCAGCTGGGTTAGTTGGTTGACCGTAAATCTGAGTAAATTCAGATA